AGATGGCTGCAACGGCGTCTTGCTGGGAACCTGTTCTCTTTAGTCGCTCTCGAATCTTCCTAGAGCTTTCCGTTTGAGAAATGTTCCCCGAATCCGCTTTGCTGCCAGACAAAGTTTTATTGGCGGACGGCTTAACTTTTTTAGTCGCCGCCACCTGTTTAGCCTCATCAAATTGCATAGCTTTCCACAACGCGGTTATCAGTCGATGATCGGAGACCTGGTTAAACTCCTCGGTACTGACACCTAACCCACGAGCGTATGAACCTATCTTGAAATACAGATCATCGCTCCAATCGGGGATATTCGTTTTTAAAACAGTCAGACTTTCTTTTGCGGACTCTTTCAGAGCCTCGTCAGTCTGTTGCTGTTGCTTTGTTTGAAACTGTTCTGCCTGCGCCTTAATCAAGTCGTAGGTGGATTTAGTCTGCTCAAACGCCGCTTTTGCTTGCTTGTATTGACTCGGGTTGTCTACAGCGACTTGTTCCCAATTCACGCTTTCAAAACGCGAAAGGTCTGCGCCCGCTGCGGACATAAGTGCGTTCATCGTGGCTTCAGTCTCTGAGGATTGAGCCTCTAGTGCTTTCCTCTGTTCACTGACTTGCTGCGTCTTACGCGTATAGTCGCTGAGTCGCAAATGGCCTAACTTCAGCTCTTGAAGCGTCAAGGTTTCCCCATCAACGTCGAAAGTCTGTTGTTCAGGATCTTCTGTCTCGGTGTCATCGGTTGGGTCTTCTAAGACCTCCTCGACCTCGGCAGCATCTTCCTGTGCCTCTTCTGCGATTTCTGCTTCTACAATGTCGGCCTCTACGGCCTCTTGATCATCGGATTCTGTCTCGGCTTCAGTTTGTTCCAGCTCGGATTCTAAAAGCGCGGTCAATCTTGAGATCGGGTCTGTATCAGCGGAGTCCTGGGGGGTTTGCTCCACTGATTCATTTGTAACTTCGCTCATTTTAATCACCTTCAGGTTGCGAGCGCAACTCTAAGTTGTTGATGAGGCTAGCAAATTGGTTCACGAACATTTGTCCCGCTTTGAACATTGAGAAGAGGCGTTCACGCTCTACTGACGCTTCTGCGGGCGTCGCTAATAACTGATCGACAATCCCCTGATTCATCATTTCAAATGCTTCTTGGAAAATTGGGTTGCTCAAAGTCGCTCTGGCTTGATCCGCTTTTGCTTGTACTTCGCCCATTTCCATATTTTCTAAATCACTCATTCTAAAAAGTCCTGTTTAGGTTGCTTTGATTTGGCCTTTTGGGCCTTCGGTTTCTCCGCTGGCTGCGCAATCTCCTGCGCTTTGCTGGCTTTGAATTCTTGAAACACGGCTTTGTAGTCGCGCTTAGTTTCTTTGCGAGACCGCGTGTCGTTGATGAATCGGTCGAATCTGTTTGGATCAGCCAATGCTCACGTTCCTCTTCTGCTCTTTTTCGATTTCTAACTCAGCTTTGTCGCGCTCGACGTCGTGCAAGTGCTTCTCTGTGTCGAGCATCAGCCGCGCTTCTTTCTCGTCCTCTGCGAATTCCTGCTTCTCAAGCTCCAAAAGCATTCGGTTTTGTTCTTTCACAACGTCCAACTCCAACTGGCCTTCCATCACAGAAACCTGGCGCGCCGTCATGCCAGCCTGGAATTTCTCCATTTCTTGCTGTCTGGCTTGCGCTTCCTCTGCTTGCTGCTGCTGTTGTTGCTGCATCTGCTGGAACTCAGGAGTGTTTGGATCAGCCAGGAAGCTGCCTCCGTCCTTAATGTTCATCAACTGAAAAGCCTTGCTCAGCAAAGCGTGACGCTGTTGTTGCCCATACAAACCGCCAACCGTCGGGTCTGCGGGGTTCGCAGTGAACTGTGCGTCGAGCATCAGCAGCTTCTGAGCCTCTTGTTGCTGCTCTTCAGGAGTAAGAGCAACAGCGACAGACATTTCAGTGCGATCACCCAGGAGGGAAGGGTTGATCGGCACAAACTGCCCATCTAGCTGCAGTAACTTTTCTTCGCTTTCGTACTCAACCGCCAGGGAATACAAATCCTGCATAAGAGGCTTGAGGAAGTTTTCCGCAAAATTACGGCACATCACCATGATCCGCCGATTGCTCGCGTTCATAAATGTGTTGATGAGGTCAGACGAGTTCTGCTTGCTTACCGCAGTCGAGTCCATGCCACGAGCCATACGGCTGCTGCCAGATCGAGACTCTTTCTCTTGCTCAAAATTTTCAATTGCGGAGTAAACGTTGCCGTTCAGTTGCGGCGTGGGAAGAGGGCGCACAACGCTTTCTGGGTTTGGTGACATCACATCCACCACCGCGCCTACTCTATTGTCGAGCAAGTCCCTCGGGTTTTTGACCAAAGATAAGTTGGCAACCCAACGCGATGTTGTCGTTAACATCAAATGATCGACGACGCCTCGCTTCAAAGACGACATCGTCTTTTGCAAATCACATAAGACGTCCGCAAGGCTCATTCCATAAAAACGATGCGGCAAAGGAAACGGGCAGAACGTGCGGAAAGGCATTTCGCTAACAAGCTCCACGTCCAGCATCGTATGACGCGAATGCGTGCATTTGTAATAGACACACTCGTTTATCTCAGGATCATGCTTCTTTATGTAAGACTCGTACAAAGTTACGTACTCACGATCTTTTGAGTCGTTAATGCCAAATCGATCGGCGCGGAAGCTGTCAATGGAGTCGCGACCGATAGAACCGTCGCCTTTTAGCTGATCTTCTTCATCGAGCTTGCTAACAACAGACTCGTCGAAACCCTCTGCCATAAGCTCACCACGCGTGCGAGCCATCCTATGCGAACAAAAATCACTATCTTGTACAGTCTTAGCTCGCGGATTGATTAGAAAATCCTCTGGCTCAACAGTCTCAACACAAACTTTGCTTGTGTTAATGCGGCGGCGCATCGATCCAGAAATGGCTGCCTGGGAGTACACAGTCCCTGTTTGCTCGTCAGCAACCTCAACCTGCTCCTCTATGATTTCTAGAGGTTCAAGAGCAGGGTCAGACATCATCACAGCGAACTCATTCTCGCTGATGCCCTCAAACTCCATTTCTTCGTATCGGTAGTCGTTTTTCCAATAACGCTTCACAACACCCGTTTTAGCTACCAACGCGTCGTGAATGACATCCTGCAAGATCTTCATTCCGTCGTTTTGACGATAAAAATTGTAATTGACCCAGGCTGTCGCCATGCGAGCGCCCATATCATCCTCGGGCGACTGCGCGTCAAACCGGCAGATGTTCCGATCAGCGCTGAACGTCTCCAGCATCATTGCCTTAACAGCCTCTACGGCATCAAAAACATCCATCGAAACGTGATGGCTGCGGCCCCTAACCTCGTTGCCCATTGGCTCGCCATAGTAGTATTTATGGGCTTTGTCTCTCTGAGCGCCGACTTCACTGTTAGCGTAGGTATCAGCGCTATCGATGTTCCTTTCAAGGACGGACAGCAACTCTTGTTCATCAATAATCGTATTCATGGCTTGTATATCCTCGGTTGTTGCCTGCTTCCTGCTCGGCATTGTTTTGTCCGTAACGAGTAACGCTTATAGCTGCGTATCGCGTTGCGTCGATTAGATCGTCAAACTCTTTGTGGATCTTTCCCTTCTTCCGGTGATAACGCCGGAACTCCTCAAAAAAGGGACTTAGATTTTTGAAGACCTGCAGCCTGCCGGTGCGGAAGCGCTCAAGCATTTCCATCAAACCAGGCTCAACATAATTAGTGCCGTCGGGATTTGTGAACTTACCTATCATCAAAACGCCAGCCTCTATATACATCTCAGCTAACGTCCGACCTGACCCCTTTTCAGTAGAGTCCCCGTCGTGCGGGTAGATCAGAGGAATCGTTTTTCCTCGGGACTTTATCGCTGACGCGTGAACTGCCGGTATCTCACCCTCGCGTTTGTAGCAGTCGTAGACAAAGATCACGTCTGTGTCTGGGTTATAAGCCGTCCACACAACTGTGGTTGGGTGAGTGATCCCAAAGTCGATAGCAGCAAGCTTCTTATAGTGCGGCGGTATTTCAAACGGATCGCACTGAATCGCTT